CCCGTTCGTGCTACAATTCTCTCAGTTCACACCCCCTCCGATGCGCCTCTCTCCCGCTACCCGCCTCACCGACCGTCAGACCATCTGGGTCGCCTACCGCAACGACGGCAGCAACTTCAACCGCCTGACCCCGCCGTGGGGAACGACCTCCGACGTGTGGGCAGGGCAGTTCGCTGAGGCACACGCTCAGGAGGCACAGGAGGCGCTGCCGTCCTGGTGACCCCACCGCCTGGGTTCGTGGGGGCCAGTGCCCCCCGCCCGCCGCGTCCCCGTGGCGCGGGGCGTTATGGCGTTTATAATTCTCTGGGTCCCTCCAGTCTACAAAGTGTTACGAAAGCGTTCGTTCTATAACACTCAAACTTAAAATTTTTTCCGCTATATAAAACAAAAATAAGACTTTTTTTACATGAGATGAAAAAAAATTCCGGAGAAGAAATTCAAGGCGTACAAGTCGATCCAATTAGTGGAGAGTACTACCTTGTAATACCTGAGTGGATTGTGAATGAACTATCTTGGTATGAAGATACTCAAATCAAGTTAACTGTCGAGGGCGATGAGGTGGTTTTGACAGAGAAGTCTTCTTGACTTCTTATAGATAATACTGTATGATATGACTGTAAATTATTCAAGTTATGGCAAAAGGATTTACTGTAAAAGCAAAAACGCCAGTAGCTCAACAACAACCAGAATGGGACTACAACTTGGCAAGAGAAATGGTAAGAGGAAAGTCAGTTGTATTCTGTCTTCCTGGTAGAGGAGTTTCATATACTTACCTGAAAAACTTTGTACAACTTTGTTTTGATCTTGTACAGTCAGGAGCAAGTATTCAGATTTCTCAAGACTATTCATCAATGGTAAACTTCGCACGTTGTAAGTGTCTGGGTGCGAACGTTCTACGTGGACCTGATCAGATTCCCTGGGATGGGAAACTGAAGTATGACTGGCAGTTGTGGATTGATAGTGATATTGTATTCAATACTGAAAAGTTTTGGCAACTTGTTTTGATGGATAAAGATATTGCTGCTGGATGGTACGCAACGGAAGATGGTGTAACAACATCAGTTGCTCATTGGTTGGAAGAAGATGACTTCCGTAACAATGGTGGTGTGATGAATCATGAAACTGTTGAAAGCATCTCAAAGCGTAGAAAGCCTTTTACAGTAGACTACACTGGTTTTGGATGGCTTTTGATCAAGCATGGTGTATTTGAACATTCTGAAATGAAGTATCCTTGGTTTGCTCCAAAGATGCAAGTCTTTGAGTCTGGTGAAGTTCAGGACATGTGTGGAGAAGACGTGTCATTCTGTTTGGATGCAAAAGAAGCAGGCTTTGAAATTTGGTGTGATCCTCGCGTTCGCGTTGGTCACGAAAAATCAAGAATTATTTGAGATGACTAACGAACGGTACAATATTCTTTGTAAAGGACGTAGAATATACACGGCACTTACAGAAGAAGAATATTTCAATGCCATGGAGGACTTGTCGATTGAATATTATCAGACAGGTTCTCCAAACCCTGAAGATCTTGAAACTGAAATTTTATTGGAGAATAACACATGGCTGCAAAAGCAAAAACTGGCGGGTTGAACAAGCGCACTTCTTATATTCCTGGTCCTCCTAAGAAATCTCGCCAAGGCGATGGAAACGGAACGAAGTATGCCGCGTCTTCTCGCAATGGAGCTCGGAAAAAGTATAGGGGTCAAGGTAAAGGATGAGTTGTTTAATTACAAATTTACCAACAGTAAAAGTATGGGTTCGTAAAGAATACCTATGCGATTTTAAAAAAGGGCATGGTGAATTCGTAGAGGGCGTTTGGGTATGTGCTAAAAGCATACCTGGACGTGCTTTTTATTTTGAAACATACTTACCAGAATATGGAGCAATGTATGATAAACTGCCTATTAGTGCGTTTGTATCAAAACCAGAAACACCAGATCCAGATTTAGATCTTCCAAATCTACAATTTTGGAACTGTATGGACTATGGCGTGACTACAATTTGTAAAAACATTGTGGCATCAATGGAATGGGAAGTTCGTACACGTCATTTTGGATCAATTAAAGGGTCTTATATTACGACGATTGATAATTATCACGAATCAACCAATGAAATTGATTGTTCCACAAGTGAAATACCAGATGAACACAAGTCATTTAATCTAATTGAACTTGAAAATGGGCAATTTGCTCTCTATCCAAACAATCGTTGCCGTATTTACGATATTTCGATGACTCCGAATGAAGTTAAAACACCTGACTTTAAGGTTTCGACTGAATGGTATCAAGTTGAAAATGGTGTGAAGTGGGGGCGGTTGGGAGATTGTCACGATTATTTCTGGACGACTCCAGAAGAAAGAGAGAATAAATAAATTTTTACTAAAAATTGAGTTGAAAAACATTTCAATGGGTAAACACCTACTGTTAGAGGTGTATGATGTTCAATTTGACCTGATTAATGACGTAGAATCTCTACAGAACGTCATGATTAAGGGCATAGAACGTGCTAAAATGACAATTTTGAACACATTTTCGCATTGTTTTTTACCTCAAGGGTGTACAGTTGTGATTGCCTTGGCAGAAAGTCATGTTTCCTGTCATACTTGGCCAGAAAATGGATGTCTGGCAGTGGATGTGTACACATGTGGTGAAGGAAATCCACGTTTAATCGCCCTAGAAATACTTAAGTACCTCAATTCCGACTCCTATTCACTCCGTGAAGTTGAACGTTAAATAGAAATAAGGAGATAGCAACCTCCTTTATAAAAGTTCTGTTTTATTCATTAAAACAGGAGCTAAAATGTCGAATTTACCAGTCGATAGAAACAGAGATTACATGAGAGAAATGTGGGGGACCACAAAACTCATCACAGATTATGATTCAACACCACCACAAAGAGTAATTCAAGAGGTCATGAACGATGTGGCACCACGTCATGATCTTAAAAAACAAACAGAATTACATGAAAAAATTCGTAATGATGAGGATTATGATGATTGGTCGTATGGAACAGAACCTACATATGGTTCTCCTTGGACATAGGGTATAAATAAAGCAAGAAAACTATCGTCCAATGGAAGTAACACGGATATCAAGAGCATTTAAAGACATTAGTCTGTCTTTTGATCCACATCCGGTGACTAAGGATCTTCCTATTTTGAAAAATGAAAGAGCGATTAGTCGTTCAATTCGTAATTTGGTTCAAACAATTCCAACTGAAAAGTTTTTTCAACCAGATGTTGGTTCTGATGTGGTCAAAAGTTTGTTTGACTTCGTTGATTATGCAACTGCTTCGGTGATTCAAGAACAAATTTTGACCACGATTCGTAATTATGAACCAAGAGTTACAAATGTTAAAGTTGAAGTCGATCCACAACCTGACAATAATACATTTAACGTACAAGTTATCTTTGATATCATTGGACAAGAGTTTCCGACTCAAGAATTCTCATTCATATTAGAGGCAACAAGATAAAATGCCTTTTACCAAATTTACCAATTTAGACTTTGATCAAATTCGGACCTCTATCAAGGACTATCTCCGTGCGAATTCAAACTTCACGGACTTTGACTTTGAGGGGTCCAATTTTTCAATTTTAATCGATACATTAGCATACAACACATACATTACAGCATTTAACTCGAATATGATTGTGAATGAGTCTTTTCTAGACTCAGCAACGTTGAGAGAAAATGTTGTTTCATTAGCAAGAAATATTGGTTACGTACCACGCTCTAAAAGCGCCTCTAAGGCACAAGTCACTATTAAAGTACCAACGACATCTACAAGCCCAACAGCAACTCTACAGGCGGGTCTAGTGTGCGTTGGAACAAAAGATGATACATCATATGTCTTCTCTTTACCAGAAAATGTAACAACGACCATTAATGGTGGTTTTGCTATTTTTGGAACAACCGAAAAACCAATTGAAATCTGTCAGGGAACATTTCTAAAAAAACAATTCACCGTTGATGGTTCCTTGGACCAACGTTTTGTTTTAGATAATAACTCTATTGACACCTCAACCTTGGTGGTCTATGTAAAAGGACCTAATGATAGTGGTCTTGGTAGAGAATATTCAAAGATTGATAATATTGTTGGAGTTACATCTACTTCAGAAACTTATTTAATTCAAGAGGTTCAAGATGAAAAGTATGAACTTCTTTTTGGTGATGGATTTTTCGGAAAAAAACTTCAAAATTCAAGCGTCATTACCGTAACATACATTGTTACGGATGGAAAAGATGGAGATGGAGCTTCAGCATTTACTTATGCTGGTTCTCTTAAAGACTCTCTGAATCAGATTTTACCACCTAGTGATTCCGTAACGATAACCACAGTTCAAAAAGCATCAAATGGTGGAGACATTGAACCCATTTCATCAATTAAATATTTTGCTCCTCGTCTTTATGCTTCACAATATCGAGCAGTAACTCCCAGAGACTATGAAGCGATTATTCAGCAGATATACACAAATACTGAATCGGTTTCTGTTGTTGGTGGAGAGGAATTAGATCCACCAAAGTTTGGTACAGTTTATATTAGTATAAAACCTAAGAATGGAGATTTTGTTTCTGATTTTGATAAAGAATTTATTCTTTCAAAATTAAAACAATATGCTATAAGCGGCATTAACCAAGAAATTGTTGATTTGAAAATTCTTTATGTGGAAATTGATTCTGCCGTTTACTACAATCCAGCACAAACTACGAATCCTTTGAGTCTTCAAAGTTCTATCATCTCAGCATTGAACCAATATTCTAAGTCTGTTGATATGAATAAGTTTGGAGGAAGATTTAAGTATAGTAAACTACTCCAAGTTATTGACAATGTTGATCGTTCTATTACATCAAATATTACAAAAGTAAGAATGAGGAGAAATTTAAAAGCATCTTTAGGTAGACCAATACAATACGAACTTTGTTTCGGAAATGAATTTCACATTAATCCAGCAGGACGCAATATTAAGAGTACTGGATTTAGAATCTCTGGAAGAACAGAAACTGTTTTTATAACTGATAAACCTTTTACTGTAAATGGAAATCTAGATGGTAGTAAAAAAGGAACAATATCACTTGTTAGAAAAACATCTGATGGTTCTTATGTGGATGTTGTTGTTTCTGCGGGAACAGTTAATTATGCTACTGGAGAAATTATTTTTGGACCTATTACCATTACATCAACAGTTAAAGAGAACAATGTGGTTGAGGTTCAAGCATTTCCAGAATCAAATGATGTTGTTGGACTTACTGATTTATATCTAAGTTTTAGTGTTGCTGATAGTGAAATAAATATGCGTAAGGATGTAATATCTTCTGGAGAAAACATCTCTGGAGTTACTTTTACCAAAGATTACTATACTTCAAGTTATTCTAACGGGGATCTAGAGAGGAAATAAAACATGATCGAAACTGGGTTTGATAAGAGAGTTAAAGTCCAGCAAATAATTGACAATCAACTTCCAGAGTTTTTATTATCAGAATCTCCAAAAACATCTGATTTCCTAAAGCAGTATTATATTTCTCAGGAGTATCAGGGAGGTCCAATTGACCTTGCTGATAATTTAGATCAATATTTAAAGTTAGATAACCTTACTCCGGAAGTAGTTAAGGGATATACAAGTTTATCCGCAGATATAACAGCATCTTCTACCACTGTCGTTGTATCAACTACTAAAGGATTTCCATCTGAATATGGTTTGTTTAAAATTGATGACGAAATTATTACTTACACTGGAATAACCACCAATTCATTTACAGGATGTGTCAGAGGTTTTAGTGGAATTACATCATATAGAAATGAAATCAATCCATCTGAGCTCGTATTTTCAACTTCCAAATCTAAATCTCATACTGCCGGATCAGCAGTACAAAATTTAAGTGCTTTATTTTTACAAGAATTTTATAAAAAAATAAGATACAGTTTATCTCCAGGTTTAGAAAATGTATCTTTTACTGAAAACTTAGATGTAAGTAATTTTATTAAAGAATCAAGAAGTTTTTATTCTTCCAAAGGAACTGAAGAATCTTTTAAAATATTATTTAAAGTCTTATATGATGAAAAAGTTAAAGTTCTTGATTTAGAAAATTGCTTAGCAAAACCTTCTTCCGCTAAGTTTGTGAGAAGAGAAGTAATTGTTGCTGAAAAAATTTCTGGAGATCCATTAAAACTCGTTGGACAAACAATTAAAAAGTCAACAGATTTAAGAGCACAAGGATCGGTTTCTGAAGTAGAAATTATAAGAAGAAAGGGGAAAACATATTACAAGATATCACTGTTTCTTGGATATGATGAATCTAATTTAAGAGAAGCAGAATTCAATATTACTCCAAAAACAAAAGTAATTGATAGCGTATCTATCGGTTCTTCTATTATTACCGTAGATACTACCATTGGTTTTGGAAATACTGGAACATTAGTTTCTGATTCTAACATTATTTCTTATTCAGATAAAACTATTAATCAGTTTTTAGGATGTAAAAATGTAACTTCTATTATTTCAAAAGCAAGTAATATTCGTTCCGATGAATATGTTTTTGGTTATGAAAATGGAGATCTTAATAAAAAGGTTGAACTGTTAATTACGGGCGTTTTATCAAATTTTTATGGACCAAATGTTTATGGAGTAAATGAAGGTGAGAAAATATCAGTTAAATCTCTTGGAAGATCTATAGACAATCCCCCAACAAATAAATCATACACAGAAATTTTTGCCAATTCGTTTATCTACAATACCAGTACAAGATATTTTATTAAATCTTTTTCTGGTCCAACGCTAATATTACTAAGTGAAATTGATAAATCAAGTTTGAAAGTTGGCGATAGCGTTGAAATAGTTGAAAGAGGAACTCAAAATATTTCTTATACTGGAGCTACAGTACAGACAGTTGACATAATTAACAATCAAGTTACTTTATCAAACTTTATTGATTTTTCACCATCCGCATCATTAGATTATGATTTAAGAAGAATTTTAGATAAAGCAAAAAGTACAGGTGCTCCTATAGAATATGGTGATAACAAAGTAGTATCTGATGTACAAAATTTATATACTGATGATGATGGAAATTATGCTTATGTAGCATCCAATTCTTTACCTTCATATACCATAACCAAAAATATAACTTACTCCGAAATACCTGAAGCATCTGGAATAAAGTTAGAGACCTCTAGTACAGGGTATTTGCAGGGATTCAATTCAGAAACTCTAAAATTTTCTGTAATTGCTTTTAATTCTTCAACCAAATTAGTAACTGGAGACAGAATTGTTTATTTGGCAAGTAATCAACAAATACCTGGTTTAATTTCTGGAAATAGTTATTTTGTTGAGGTTTTAAGTTCGGGAAATAAAATAAAATTATATCAATCTCGTTCTTTTATAGGAACAAATTATTATTTGGAATTTGATTCTTTAGCATCCAATACAGGATCTCATAAATTTGTTCTTTATAAGCACAGATCTTTATACATTAGTCCACAAAAATTACTTAAAAAGTTTAATTTAAATCCAGATTACGAAACTGGTAATGGAGATAAAATTTTACCAGGTGGTATTGGAATGTTAGTTAATGGGGTAGAAATTGTTAGCCCAAAGAGTGATGATAGAGTTTATTACGGACCTCTATCCAAGGTAGAAGTTATTAATGGTGGTACAGATTATGACGTAATTAATCCACCATATATTAATGTTTCTTCTGGTGCTGGAGTTACAGCACTTGTTCAACCTGTTGTTAGTGGTGGTGTAAAATATGTTTATGTAGAACCTCAAGAATTTGATATTGGATCGGTTGTTTCAGCAACTGTAACTGGAGGTAATGGTTCTGGAGCTATTTTAGAACCATTTGTTGCTAAAAAATATAGAGAAATTGAATTTGATGCGAGACAAACTTCACTTGGTGGTGGAATTAACGTATCTAATGAAACAATAACTTTTTCTAAAAATCACAACTTAAAAGATGGTGATCCAGTTATCTACAATAACAACGATAATAATAGTATTGGTATTGGAACTTACTTGGGATTAAATGCATATTATAAAACTTTAAGCAATGGTGGAACATATTATATTCAAACTGTTGGATTGACAACCATTAGATTATATGAAACTTTAACTGATTACGTCTCAGGAATTAATACAGTTGGTTTTACAACAGAGAATACTTCAGGAGTTCATAAATTTATAACTTTCCAAAAAGATACATTAAGGGCAATTAGTGTTATTTCTCCTGGATCTGGATATCAAAATAGAAAATTAAAGGTAAAAACTTCTGGAATATCGACATCATTAAATTTAGTTTCATTCTCAAATCATAATTTTAACACAGGTGATGTTATTAGATATGAGACAACAGGAAGTGCTGTTGGAGGACTATCAACAACAAAATCTTATTATATCATTAAAAATGATAATGATTCATTTAGACTTGCTGATGCTGGAATAGGAGCAACAATATCTAGCAATTATCTAAGAAATAATTATGTTAAGTTTTCATCTGTTGGAACTGGTTATCATATTTTTAAATATCCAGACATTGAAGTTTCAGTAAAAGTTTCTTATGGAAATACTTCTGTTGGAATTATAACAGCAACTCCTTTGATTAAAGGAAAAATTATTGATGCGTATCTTTATGAACAAGGGACAGGGTATGGATCAACATCAATAAATTTTGAAAAGAAACCTATTATTACTATTAGAAATGGACAGAATGCAGAGGTAAAACCACTTATTAAGAATGGTCAAATTAACTCTGTAGATGTTTTATCTGGAGGTAGTGAGTACTATTCAGTTCCAGATATTAAAATAACAGGAGATGGAACAGGTGCTATTTTAAAGGCAAATATACTAGATCAAAAATTGGTATCTGTTTCGGTTATTAATGGTGGTTTAGGTTACACTCAAGAAAAAACATCATTATCCGTAGTTCCTTCAGGAAAAGGTGCCATTTTACAAGGAAACGTAAGATTTTTAGAAATTAATAAGCAAATTGAAGATAAAACAGAGACTTTAGTTGAAACTTTAAATAAGTTGAAGTATTCATTTGTTGGATATTCAACAGAAATTTTTTCATCACTACTTAATGATAACGGTCAATCTCATTCACCAATTATTGGATGGGCATATGATGGAAATCCAATTTATGGACCTTATGGATATACAAATTCATCAGATAATACTTCTGTTTCTTTACTTAGAAGTGGATATTCAATACAAACATCATCTGTTTTTGATAGACCAACTGGTTTTGAACCAGGATATTTTGTAGAGGATCATGTTTTTACAGGATCTGGAGATTTAGATATTCATAATGGTAGAGTATGTAAAACTCCAGAATTTCCAAAAGGAATATATGCTTATTTTGCTGGAATAACTACAAATGTTTCTACAGGAAAACTAGAACCAACTTATCCATATTTTATTGGTAGTTCATACAGATCTAGATATATCACAGAAAATAGTACTTTAGATCAATCATTTGATTTTAATAAATCAAATTTAGCGAGAAACACATTACCTTATAAAGTTAATGATCAATATGCTGAAAATGATTTCTTTATAGAATCCAATGAAATTATACAACAATTATCTTCTGTTGAATCTGTAACTAAAGGTTCTGTTACGGGTTTTGAGATATTGGATGCTGGAAGTGGATATAAAGTTGGAGATAATTTACATTTTGATAATGAAGGTACAAATGGAGGAGGTTTAAGTGCAGATGTATCTGAAATAACAGGAAAAGATATTGTTAATATAAACACTTCCGTAGAAACTTACAATAATACAGTTTTTGTTTGGAAAGATTCAAATACTGTTTTAGCAAATATTTTACCAAAACACACATTTTTAGACTCTGATAAAATTTCAATATCCGGTTTAACAAGTTTAATAACACTTTTAACATCAGTTCATAAAATCGGAGTAACAACAGAATTTTGTATCCTATTTAAGAATATGCCATCTGTTGTTTCTCCAACAGTAGAAGACATATACGTATCTCAAATTCCTTCCTCAGTTTCTATTGGTAGCAGTCTAACAATTGATAACGAAACCGTTGCTGTTTTAAATAAATTTGATACTAATTCTATCATTAGAGTTAAAAGAAGTTCTGGAGCAGCTCATACTACATCTGCTAAAGTAAATGTTCTTTCAAATAGTTTTTCAATACCAATAAATGTAGAGTATTTTGATTCTAAGTTTAATAATAAAGTTTATTTCAATCCAAATCAAAGTGTTGGAGTAGGAACTACTGCTGGATCTGGAATATCCACTTCATTCATTATTGGCGAATTCACTAGGGCAGTTTCAATTCCAACGCAATCAATATATCTGCCCAATCATCCATTCAAAACTGGCGATCAATTAACATTTACAAAACCATCATCAGCATCTGCTTTAGTTGTTTCAAACGAACCAGAAAGTACACTTTTAAGTTTACCACTATCTGGAAATACGGGAACAGTTTATGTAATTAATAAATCTAAAGACTATGTTGGGTTAACTACTTTAGTTGGGTTAACAACTAACACAAATGGTCTTTATTTCCAAACAAACGGATCAAATAATTATGAATATTTGTTAGAAACAAACTATGCTCAAGTAACAGGTAAATCTGAAAAAATAACTGCTACAGTATCAGTTTCAACATCTCACCAAATGATTAATGGTGATATTATTACATTAGATGTAAAACCAAATACTACCGTTGGTTTTGGAACCACTAGTGTAATTGATGTTAGATACAATCCATTTATTGATAATATAGTTTTTAATCCAATTGGATTTACATCAGCAAATGTTAATACTCTTAATAGCACTATCTCAATAGGCGCTTCTCACCTTAATACTGGAGATAAAGTATTTTACACTGCTAGTGATGAAGTTGCTAGTGGATTAGTAACATCAACATATTTTGTGTATAAAGTTGATGATAACACTATAAAATTAGCAGAAACTTATGAAGATACAATTCATAATTATCCACTCACAGTCCCTATTATAGGAATTGGAGGTAGTCAACAACAACTTCAAATTATAAATCCACCACTAAAAGTACAAAAGAATTCGGATCTTAAATTTAATGTATCACATCCGTCATTATCTGGATATAAGTTAAAACTATTTTTTGATAATGATTATAATAATGAATTTGTATCTGTTGCCAATACCACTACATTTAATGTATTGGAAATTGGAACCGTGGGTTCTGGAACAACAGCATCATTAACATTAAGATATTCTGATGATTTGCCACAAAATCTATTTTATGCTCTTGAAAAATCTGGTTTTATTAGTACAGCAGATAAAGAAGTTAAAAATTATTCAAAAATTGAGTTTGTAAATAGTGATTATGATGGAAAATACACAGTATTTGGTGTTGGTAATACTACATTTTCAGTTTCTTTATCAAAAGTTCCAAATGAAACTTATGTAAGTTCATCAAACACAGATATATTAAAATATTCTACCACATCACTTACGGCATCTGGTGGAATTAAAAAAATTAAAAACATTTTTGGTGGAGCTAACTACAAGTCTTTACCAGGATTTTCTTCAATTACTTCTGATAATGGTACTAATGCTAATATAATTGCCACTAGTGAGAAAATAGGAAGAATTAACAAGGTTAAGATACTTGAGCAAGGATTTGAATATTCATGTGATAAGACTTTAAGACCAGATGCATATGTATCTCCAAATTATTACTTATCAAATTCAAACACGATTGAATCAATTACAGTTATAGATGGAGGTAAAAATTATTCCGTACCACCAAATCTTTTAATAGTAGATCCAATAACAGGTAATGTTACAAATAGAGATTCTCTAACATGTAGTTTAGACAGTGGAACCTCAATTAGTTCTGTCAATATAGTTTATCAACCAAAAGGTTTACCATTCACACAACAAAATATTATTGCTATTGATAACAGCAATGGTGTTGGAATTAATAGTGTAATGTCATCTTCTGCTGGTGTTGTGACTTGTTTCCTTACAACACCTTTGACAGGATTTACAACTTCTGTATTTTCTATAGGAGATGAAATTTTTGTCGAAAATATTGAAAAGAATACTTCCAGTGGAACAGGATTTAATTCTGCCGATTATGGATATCGTTTCTTTACAGTTACCAACTATGTGCAGTCAAATCCAGCAAGATTAGAATATAGCCTTGCTGGTCTTACAAATAATGCTGGATTAGCTAAAACAGAGCAAAACAGTTACGCATTTATAGTTAATAAGAAAAATTATCCAGTTTTTGCCCCTATTCAAAAGTTTTCTACATTTTTATTAAATGAACAAATTTTAGTAAAACCTTTAAATGGAAATCAATTTGTAGAAAAAGATTTATATGTCCAATATTCGGATAAGGATCTAGTTAAATTTATTGGTACATATACAAGAATAAAAGTCGGTGATACTATTCAAGGTAAAAATTCTGGAGTCATTGCCACAATTTCTGACATCGAAGATAAAAATGCAAAATTTAATGTAGATTACGCAATAGAAAATAATAGTGGGTGGGCAACCGATACAGGAAAACTAAATGTTTCATCTCAAGTTTCTTCAGATAATGATTATTATCAAAATATGTCTTACTCTGTAAAGAGTAAAATTCAATATGTTGATATGGTTAACTCTGTGAATAGACTTCTTCATCCAACCGGAATGAAGAATTTTTCTGATACGCAAGTCAATTCAAAACCAGATAGCAGAGTATCTTATGCATCTTCAACAAATGATGTAATTGTACTAGACATTACTAATGAAAATAGAGTAGATACTGTAAATTATTTTGATAATGTTGTAGATTTTGATACTTCTGGTTCTCGTTCTAAGTTTTTAAAGTTCCAAAATAAAAAACTAACAGATTTTGTATCCTGTAATACTAATAGAGTTCTTCTAATAGATGATATAAGTGGTGAATTTCAAAATAGTAGATCTACTTTAAAGCCATATGCTTATCTCGATTTTATTAATCAAAGTTTCTCGAAATATTTGTATCAGATTGTAGATAATGATCAGAGAACAAGACAAATTGGAGAGGTAGTAGCATTATACACAAATGATAATATCTATAATTTATCGAAATCTTTACTTGCTAGTGGAATAACAACAACTTCACAAACAGTTGTTGGTGAAGTTGTTGCCGATAAAGATTCTTTCGATATCGCCTCACTAAGGTTTATACCCATAGATCCATATGATCAGGATTATGATATTAAAATTTTAAAAACTTCTTTTAATACAGATCTAAGCGGGATAGGGACTCAATCTGTTGGTTTTATAGATCTTGTCGGTGTTAACACTAGTGTTGGATCAGGAACAACTACAACTGTTTTTTCTGCCTCAGCAGAAAAAACCAAAGCCTTATTTGTTAACGCTCAATTAATTGATAATGTAACAAAAGAAATGAATTATGTTGAGATGTATATTGATCATGATGGAACTGATACTTATACAACAGAATATTATTTTGACACAAATTCTGGAGTATCTACAAATTACATTGGAGTCTTTCAACCAACAATAAGTTTTGGTTCTTTACGACTGAATTATTATAATGACACATCTACTCAAGTTTTAGTTAGAAGTAGAATTGTTGGATTTGGCACAACGTCTGTAGGAATTGGAACATATAGATTCTTGTCTTCTGGACAAATTAGTGGAAATGAAAGAAGTGCTTATTATGAATCAAGATATAATGTTTCTTCAGCATCAACATCTGTGGTTGATGTTAACACTGAAAATGTTTTAAGTGTTAAATCTACTATTAAAGTTTCCTACGGGAATACAAGTTCTTTACATCAAGTTTTAATGTCATATGATGGCGTTGATACAAATGTTGTTCAATATCCTTTCTTATCAGTTGGAAGCACTACTGGCATCGGAACATTTGGTGGAAAAGTAGATGGAATAAAAGTTGTTTTATCATTCTATCCAGATTCAAATGTTTTATCAAATGTTTTAGTTCAAAGTTTCAACGAAATATTATATTCAACTAATGATTATGATAATGAAGCATCATCTTTAAACTATGGATCAGTAGAAGACTCTATAAAATTATCTCAATATAGTGGATTTAATGGTGCAAGAGTTAATAAAAAATCATTTGATTTAAAATATGAAGGAACTCCAATTTTCAGCAAAACATTCAACCCATCAAATACTGCGATATTAAATCCAATAACTGGTTTGTTCCAAATTGAAAATCATTTCTTTAGTACAGGAGAAAAATTAACTTATATTCCTGGTTCTACTTTAATAGGAGTAGGTGCATCATCTGTTGGTATAGGTTCAACTGCCACTTCAATTTCCGGTGGAGTTGGAATTGGTACAACTGATATTCTACCATCAACTGTTTATGCAATTAAAAATGACAATAATACTTTCAAACTAGCAACTACTCCACAATACGCGGCAGCTGGTATAGCAGTTACATTTACATCGTCTGGACTTGGAAATGCTCATAAGTTAATAATGGCAAAACGTAACGAAAAATCTATCATTACAATTGATGGTGTAATACAAAAACCATTAACTTATACTCCACTAAGTTATAATTTGTCTAATAATGGAGGTCAAATTGGAACAGGATCTACTATTTTTGCTTTGTCAGGAATTTCCTCAATAAGACCAAGAGATATTCTTAAAATTGATAATGAATATATGGATGTTATATCTGTTGGTCTTGGAACAACATCTATTGGACCAATTAGTGGAACAGGAACATTTTCAATAGTTTCAACATCTAGAGGATCTGTTGGGTCTTCGGCAACTTATCATAATGATGGAACTGAAGTAAGAGTTTATAGAGGATCTTACAACATTGAAAATAGCACGATATTCTTTACAGATGCTCCATATGGAAATGGTGGAATAGAAATAGATTTAGATACTAATTTAGCTTTTGTTAGATCTACTTTTGACGGACGAGTTTTTCTTAGACAAAATTATTCAACAAATTACATATATGACGACATTTCTGATAACTTTAGTGGAATTGGAAGATCATTTAGTTTAACAGTTCAAGGAATTAATACCACGGGAGTAACAACAACTTCAATTCTTCTAATAAATGATCTTTTCCAAACACCAACAACAGAAAATAACGTTGGTAATAACTACCAAATAACC